ATTAAAATCTTTTACTTGTTCTGATTTTAATTCTTTATTAATAAATTTCATTGCCCTTCTTACAGCAATCTTATCGTCTAAAAGTAATTCACTTATCTGTGTTTCACTTGGCAATATTGGATTTGTAGTAAGTAAATTATTAATTAAAGTACTAGCTAATGTTTTAGATTTGAGTTTATTTAATTTATCTTGCTCATCATCTATTTTACCTAATCTTGCAATTTCATTAAGCATTGATTTATAAACAACATCACTTTGAACATTTTTATCATTCAAAAATGAGTCACTTGTTTCTTTTGCCATTTTAAGCATATCGCCATCTGTCATACCACTAGCATGAGCTAAGGTTATGGCATTTGTTGAAACTTTGCTTTGAAGATTAGTTGAATAAGCTATTTTAATTTTGTCAGCTTCAGCAGATGTATCTGTATTATCTTCAATTAACTTAAAGGCTTTTTCTTTTGTTGAAGTTATATATTCATATTCGCTTTCATCTGCCTGACCATTAGTAATAAAATTAGTTTCATATTCTAATATATGTTCAAGGTTACTTGTAGCATTAGCTAAGTTAGTTTTTCTGACGTTATCAAGCATAAAAGCTGATGCCTTACGAGTAGCACCACCCCAAATCTTATTTAAACCTGGGCTTATTGCGTTCCAAACCTCATTATCTACATTGGCTTTAATCGAATTAATATAACCTTTACCAGCAGTTTCTACTAACAGTTTTCCATCATCGCCTACTTTACCACGATTATTTAACAATGAATTTTCAGCATTTTTAATGGCATCATTTTGAATAGCTAATCCATAACTATTAATAGCTTGTTTTTTAAAATATTCTTGAGCTGTTCTTAAATTAGCTTTGTTATATATAGGCGTTGTAAAAGAATTAAGCGTTACCATATCCAAAGGTATTGGAACTCCATTACCATCAACTCTAGTCCCAATTTGTTTACCTTGTTTTTCTGCTTCTATAATAGCTGACTGTAACTGACTTTTATCTACAGTTTCGGTTATGCTAGTAATAGCATTAGCTATATTCTGACTAGCTTGTGCCATAGCCAAACCACCACTATCAGGAACAATATTGCTAGGTCTAACTAAATTCTGTCTTTGTGTTGTTCTTTTAATAGCCATTAAGCTGTACCTTTTTTGTTACCATAACCTTTATATGCATCATAAGCTTTAGCACCTGATGAAGCCGCATTTGCCATACCAGTATACAATGCTCCTTTACCTTTGGTTTTTGAGGCACTTGCACTTAGTTTAAATTGCCTTTGCTTAGATGCACCCATTAGCTTAATTGCACCAACATCAGCTTTGGCTAGTCTGGTTTCTCTGCGTTTAAGATTTGCCATTGATCCACCAGCACCTACAGAAACACCACCTCCAGAACTTGTTGCTGATATAGAGGCAAGTTGCTCTCTTAATTGTGCCGTTCTATTAATGGCTTCCTGATCGGCTTCAATGCCAGCCATTTGAGCTTGTTCAAAAGATGCCTGAGCATCATTAGCATATGCTTTTTGAGCTTGCCTTGCTGCTGCTAAAGACATAACTGCCGATAATGCCATTCCTCCCCAACCCATTAGACTTCCACCTCTAATAATATACCATTCAACGTCATTGGTAATGGCTCCTCTTGTGTTATCGTTACTCTGCCTTCCTTAGACCAACCAAGCAGATACACCTCTTTTCTCTGTGTTAAAGCAGTTGGCTCTAATGAAAAATCATCTGTTACATTTCTTAGCAAAATTCTTGTACCTCCAGCTTTCACATTAAGTGTAGATACTAAATCAAGTACGGCTCTGACTATTCTGCGTTTCTGACCAACACTTACTCCGTCTGGTAATTGCATTTCAGGGGGTAGGGTTGTTATTTCAGGAGTATAAGCCAAACCGATTTCAACAGAAGTTACAGCTTCATCTAATGTTACAACACCACTTCCGTTAGTTGTAAATGTTCCCAAACTATAATTACCTGATCTGACCTGAACGGCAGTATTAGGTAAATGAGCTACAGTCCAAGTAGCTGTGGCACTACCAGTTTGCTGAGATGCCATATCTGTATAATAATCATTTTGAAATAACTCTAATGATGTAACTGTTGAACTATTAATTGTTCTCTCAACTACTGCGTATATCTGTCTGTTTACATTGGTTATATTTTTAAATGTACCTGTTGTATCGTATCTAACCCAGCCTTGTACTTTCTCTTTTCTAATAGACATAAATACGGGCATATGACCATCTGAGTTAAGTAAGTATAAATAACCTTCCATTTGATCTGAAGATTCTCTTTGAGCTTCAATAGCTATAGGTGTTCCAATTATATGCTCTGATAATAATGTAATTGAATCTGAGTTATAGGCTTGTGATATATCGGAAAATATAAATTCACGGATAGCACCTTTAGACTTTGTTAAATAAACAATAGCACCATCAAATTCTTGTGGTTGAACTGATCCTGATCCATAACTTGTTTGCTTTTTAACTGTTATAGTAGAAGGGGTTAACGGCTTATTTTCAGATGTTGGAATGTATAATTCTTGCTCTGATGTAAATATCGTTAAAAATCTAAATGACTGCATAGCCTTTATTTCAGATACTTGTGCTTCGGCTATCTGTATCTGAATAGAGTTATCATCTGCACCAGTTCCTACATCAAAGTTTGTAAATTCTCCAATCTTTGACATGAATAGAAAGTTAGGCAAATCCCTACTGCCACCAAATATTAATCTCTGATCGTGAAATGTAACTGTTCGTGCATATCCTCTCACAGATGAAAATACTGGTTCTTGCCAATCTGTAATAGCATTAGTGTTAGCTATTGCACCCGATAATGTTGCTGTAACTACTGTAGCACTTGTATATCCAGTTATTAGGGCATGACGTACTAAAGAAGCTGAATCAACTAACCTTAAATACATTCCGTTATAAGCTGATGTAAAAGCATCTGCACTAGCTGTTAATGTTACCGATCCACTTGTGGCACTTGGAGTAATTGTTGTGCTACCTGATGCAAATTTATAATAAGGTTGAAAGCCAAGACCTGATGAAGTGTCAAAGGCATAAGCAGTAACAGCAAAGTTAGTTGAACTTGTTCTAGTTATTTTCTGCATAGCCATATCAGGGTGAGTTACAAACATTGTATCTCCACTTTGGCTTACTACCAATGATCCAATTTGTGCAGTTGCCCAAGGCATACTTGTTAAAGTCTGCAATATTGCCGTTGGATTGGAAATATCTACAATTCGTAGTTTTCCGTTACTAAATAGAAGTAAATAGGCTTCATCTTCGTCATATACATAAGCTTCCGTCTGATAAGACTCATTTGCAAGGGTCTGAAGGTATCTAAGCCCTGGTCTCCTAGTGCAACCACCCTGAGCTTTTAACCTTACGTTACGGAGTCTGTATGCTCCATTACGATAAGCATCGGCATCAACCCTAGATGACAAAAGAGGGGATAACTCCCCTGATGAAAAATTTGTAGTAAATTGTCTTAATAATGCCATTCATTCAACTCGTTGATTCCCCTTCGATCTTTGCATAAATGCCTGATCCAAGTCTTATTCTGTGGAATCTACTCAATGCAACATTTTGAGTAGTAACTTGCTGTGCATCTCTGGCTTTTGCTCTACGAAATTGTAGGTCTGCCATTTCTCTATATGATTTGGCAATATCTGCTTTTCGTGTAACTGACAAAGCCAAAACTGATGCAAGGCGATATATAACCCATAAGGTAAAAGCTGGTGTCCAATATTGAGTATCAACTCTGTAGATATAGTTTAAAACTACTGTGTCGTTTGCATTAGCATTTATGTATATGTACTTCTCATATATATCGTAAGTCTGAACGGCATCTTCTATTGTAACTGTCTGCACTTGAATAACGGCAGGTTCTGTAGGTAGGGCATAAGCTGAATCCCAACGATCTACTGGTACATCAGCTAATCTTGATAAGACAATCTGACCAGTAGCAAAGTTCCAGTTATTCTGTGCTAGGCAATCTTCGACAATATCTTCATAGCTTGTATTCATAACCAATGCTTCATCTGTTGCATCGGTAAATGATGATAAAGGCTCCATGCCTACTAAAACCATTGCCCTCTGTGCTACTTCAATATCGGTCTTTGCTGTATTTGGCATTTATTAATAAAAACCCTTTTTCTTATCATACATAATTTCGTTAGGCTTAGGTCTTGTCTTGTAAAGATTTCTACCCATTGTTCTGATGTTTTTTGACTTTTGAAATTCTAAAAAAGCACCATGAGTTACACCTACTATTAAGTTACCAACTCTTTCAGGAGCAGACATTTCACCAAAATTCTTATTTTTCTTTTTACTAAAGTAATTCATAGTATTTTTTTTATATTTATAAGAAGTTTGTGGATCGTTAGAATATTTCATATCTACCTCCGAAAATTAGGATTACGATTAATAGTTTTCTTTAAAGTAGCATCGCCAACCTTCTTAGGTTGCATAATGGCTCCAATTACTCCAGCAGGGGTAATCATTTTGGCACCTTTCATTACCTTGCCCATAGTTTTTTTAACAAATGCTTTCCTTGCATCTTTTTTCATTTCATGTTCATAAAAATGCCCAAAAAGATTACTTGCCCTTCTGCCAAGTTTAGCCATTTTATTTTCAGCATTTATAATTGAAGAACTATTAGGATATTTTTTTACTGGTGTTTTAGGTTTACCATATTCGACTGTTGAATCTAAAAAAGCATTTGATAAACTTTTTTGTCTAGCTTGAACAAACTTATGTGCAGCTCTAGGATTCTTTTTATCAACAAGCTTCCTGTTAATAGCACTATCTAATTCATAAATATTTTCTGCTTTTTTTGATATTCTATTAAAAACTAATTTTTTTGTTCTAGGCGTAGGTGCCCTTAATCCTTTTCCACTCATAAAAACCTCCTATGTGTTAGGTGCGTTATATGCATTTATAGGATCAAAAGGACTGTAAGTTCTATCCTTGCCCATAGATTCATTCTTACGATTAAGCATAGCTTCGTATTTCTTATAAGCTTTCATACCTTCTTTGGTATATGGAAATTTCTTACCATCACTTGCTTGTGGCATTGACCTTATCTCCTAGTTTAACTTTTGAACCGAAGGTTTTTGTATAACCTTTAGAAGAAGTAGAGGGAGCTTTTACAGCCACCTCCACTTTAGTTTTTGTAGGCTTCTTAGCCATTATCTACTATCCGTAGTCATGCTGACTATATCGCCAGTATCAATGGCAGAACCATCGTTACTAAGAACAGTACACATTCCAAAACCATTAGATGCGTATATAAAAACAACATCGCCAACATTCATTTCGTTGACCATGCTATTAAAATATCCAGCAGCATCAATAGTATTTAATGCATCTCCAGTACTTTTATAGTGCCAGATATGGAACCCATTACCTGAATAGGAAACCAAACTTAAATCTGCTTGTGCAAACGCCATGTCTACCTCCTAATTCTTGAGTTCACATTCAAATACACCTTCAGCATCGATTAAGACTGAGTTCTGTTGCATTTTGTTTAATACAAAGTAACTGTCCTTATCGTTGTGATATTGCATATTTGAAGTTATGTCTGACCCTATTGCGTGTGCAATAGCATCTGCATGATAAGCATAACACTCTTTATGAGTAGTTCCTGCTGCTCCTGATCCGTTCTTTCCAGTTAAACCTGAATGTGGAAACCACATAAAGCCTAACCATCTCTTAGCAGTCATACCACTAGGAAACGGAAGATCATTTTCACCAACATATTCTGCTCTTGAAAATTGATCTAATGACATAAGTTGAGACCATTGTTCCCAACCTACAACACAATATCTTCTTCCATCATCAGGAACTTCATTGTTACCAAAAGCTTCCATAAGCCCTAAAGCCCAAGCTAATGTGATGCCATTTGAAGTTTCATCATGTGCAGATGTAGTTGTTGTTAACTGATTGATAATTAATTCATCAGTTTTACGTCCAAGTGCATACGCACCTGATTGTTGTGCTACCATCATTTCATCATGGTTGATTCTTAACTGGTCTAGGTCATCTACCCATTCTCCAGCAAAGTAATCTTCCAATGTGACATTGACGTTAGTATGTGCAAGATTCATGGGTGCGATTGATCCATGAGTTGCTTTAGTCGTAGCAAATCCTTTACCGATTTTTTGAAATGTAGTTTTGTTCTTAACTCCATTCCTAGTTCGAACTGTATTTCTAAGCTTAGAACCCATTCTCTGGTAAGCCATATGAACGCCAGACTCAAACTCCTCAATAAAGGAGGTACTAATGCTTGGTAAAGCCATTTAAGTCTCCATTAAAAAGTTAAAATTTACTACTATTCTGGTTGTTCGCTTACCTACTATCCTGAAGTTGTTCCAAATTTGGGCTTCTAAGTAAGATGGACGAGCCTTCTAGCAATTCTAATCTTTCAGAAAATGAAAACTTTGTTAATTCACATTACTAAATTGTTATTTGAGTTTACGAATAGCTTTTCTAAGTCTGTCGATTTCATCAAGATGCCAACTACTTGAGCCACCATGTAACTGTTCCATCTCTGCTTGAGTTTGTTGTAAGTCTAACTCAAGTTCTTCCACAGATTTTTTTTGACTAACTTTGCTTGCACCCATAGTCTTAGGTTTCTTTATTGTTCTCATGCACGTTTCCTTGCTAGTTGATCTGCCATAGCTCTAACTTTAGCAACATAAGCTGGGTCTCCACCATTTTTCCAATATTTTGGGTCTTGTTGTGCAGATTGTAAATCAGATTTAGTAACAACTTCTTGAAACTCTGTAGGAGATGTCATATTAAACTTTGGTTGCCCATTTAACTGCATGATTTCTTCAAAGGCTTGTACCATTCCAGCAGTAGCTGGTATTGATGCAAATACCTTATAAGCATCTTCAGATAAAGATGAGCTTGCCCAAGTATCAACACGTTCCAAACGTCTGTCTGCGTGTTCTCCTAAATTTTGGCTTTCTTCGTTCCAGTCAGGACCTGACATAGCTTGCATATTTGTATATTCGGTTACAAAGTCTCCAAACTCAGCATTAGTCAAACCCATGTTGTGAGCTTTGTCCCTAAACCAACCAAGCATAGGATCATCTTGATTTATCTCAATAGGATTACCTTCTTCATCAGATAATTCTAAAGTATAATCCCCTGGACTTATTGGGAGTTCCTTCTGAGCTTCGTCATTAAGTTCCCCCACAAGTTCTTGCTTAATTTCATCACGCCTTGTGTGAAACTTATTCTCCAAATTCTTATAAGACGTAGCCAGTTGCTCGGGTGTCTCAAATTTACTTGGGAGCCAATCGGGTCTTTCAACTTCGTTTTGCTCTCCTGAATCTTGGGAGACCTTACTTTCAATATTGACTTCTGTCGTGTTGGCTTCTTCCGAATTGGTGCTTTCATTGCTCTCTGTAGTTGTTTGTTCATCAGACATATTAACTCCTTATTGTCCTTGTTTGCGTCCCATTTCTGTTCTGTGTTTTAAAAGTGCTACGACCCATCTCTGACCTTCAAAGTGAGCAAGGCTTTCAATTCCCAATCCCGCACCGTGAATGTTGTTCGTTGTAATATTTTCCAAATACTGAAGGAAAGATTTGCCAATCCCCGAACCAAAAAGAGCATGGGCTTTACTATTAAGATCAGCTTCAATTTCAGCAGTATACGACCTACCATCGACTGAGGCATTTATTTTCTCCTTTGTCATTGTCCTAGAGTTCCTTGTTGTTGCTGTTGCATTAACTGCATAGCCATATCAATGTTCCCTTGTACTTCTTGCCTTGAAGCAAGTAGTTCTTCTTTAACACCAAACTTTGATGCCAAATATTTAATAACCTTTTCCTGATTATATAATGCTGGAGTAATTTCAGGTCCAAATGTACCAGCTACTGTTTGCTGAAACCTAACAAAGTCTGCTACGTCTTGTTGGTCTTGAGCCCTTAATAGTGGAGAAACTGGTACAATTCTTATTTCTCTGCCGTCAACCTTTGGTATATCAAGCAGACCTTGTTGTTTATATATAGCCACAACTCTTTCAACAAGTGGGTGCAAGAACTCTTTTTGCATTCTGCCTGCGACTGCTCCCATATCTCTTGCCACGTCAGCAAGCCTTTCTGAAACTTCCGTTGCAGACAATGGTGTTTTAGCATTTGGTCTTGAATCGAGTTCATCAATAAAAAGAGCCTTCCTGACATTTCTTCTCATATCCTCCAAGATTAATTGCCCAACATCAAATCTTGCTGGACTTTGTAATGATTCTAAAGAACTCCCAGGACTTCTAGGTATAAATGTCCCAGGCTGTATAGTAATATTATCAGGATTAAATACTCCATCATCGTCATAGACATACGCACCACCTATAGCCATTTCAGCATTTTCAAGTATTAACTGTACTGTGAGATTCAAAGTTTTGATCGCTGGCATGGCTTGTAATATTGGACCTCGTCCCCAAACCTCCATGCCTGATTTAGACCATCTTGTAGTCAGCCACGGCAAACTGCCACGACCAATTAACTTTTGTTTAAATAAAATATGCTTGTCGGTTTCAGATACTAGATAATAAGTAAACTCATCTTTAAACTGATCGTCACTATCATACATAGTCGCTTCAACTAATTTGGTTTTACGTCTAGGATCACGTTTTTGAGCATTAACCATTTCAGGAGAATATTGTGCATGAGGATAACGAAGCTTAATGTCTGTAATATCACATTCATTATTCCATCTAAACCAATCCGTTACCATATCCATAGCACCTGATAGTAATGCAACATTAGTAGGTGGTACGGCAGTAAAATGGAGATCGCCAACAAAACGACCAGACTCCACAAGCATATTCATAGTGCCTATGCCTAAGTCTTGTAAGCCTTCATGAAACTCAGAGTTAAAGTTACTGTTACGCAATCCCTCATGTAATAGTTCCGTTATATCATCAAGTTCTTTAAGAAGCTGATTAGAAACCATTTCAGATGGGTATTCAGGACCTGGAGCCAGTTTAAATGCTCGACCATTTGGAGGAAAAAAGCCAAGCTGAAGCCTTGAGGCAAATCTAGGGAGACCAGTTACTGCCGTTTCGTCATATATGTTTTCTGTACGTCTTTGACCAGCAAATTCTCCAAAGAAGCTTTCCCTATGTGGTAAAACGTAATCATAAATTTCTTCCCAAATATCAGACCAATTCTGCCACTTGCCTTTGGCTTTCTTGTATCTGTCCATAACCTTTTTATAATCAGCTTGTTCAGGGCTTACACCACTAGCTGGTATTGGACTAGCATCTCCACCTATTTCATCACGCATTGTAATTACCCATTTTTTTAGATGTTATTAATGTTCTATGCCCACCAAAACCTTGCATATCTTCATCTTGTAGAGATTTACTGCCATATAAATTACCAGCAATTTTTCTTTTTCTTTCAGAATCATCAAAAGCCTGACGTTCAGATTCTTGCTTATTTATCTTTGCCTGATCTGCTTTTTGTTTTTCTAATTCAGGATTAGGTGCTGGTTTAGGCGTCTTAAACATTCCCATTAATTGGCTCCTCTAGGTCTTTTGCTTCAAAAATGATTGAACCTTTTCGTTTAAGCAATTCACAATACAGTTGATAGGGGGTTAAAAGCCAAAATTTGTTGATACCAAGTAGGTGTTTCATAAAGCTGACACAATACATTAACCTTGGTGTATAAATTGGCTCATTTTGAGTTTCAAATTCAATACATTTATCAGCTATGTGCATTTGCAGAACCAGTTGTGTAGCTTTTTCGCCATCTAATACCTCATAATTAAAACCAGTTGTTGTAAACTCCAGTTTTTTCCATAAATATAATTCAGGATCAAAGGTAACTGCATAAACATGAGAAAAACCTTTGCGATGCTTAGTAAATAATTTCCACAAACCTATATTCTTGCTTTCACAGAAGCATATTATCCATTTCATATTGCTCTTTGTCTCCCCATTCGACCATTTCTTCGTTTTAAACGGGCAAATGGATTGCTTACCCTCTCAACAGTAGTGGGGGAAGTAGGTGTTCTTGGTCCAAGTACGACTTTTCTGCCTTCTCCTCCACCTAAAAACGCATATTGCAACGCATCATGGCAATGAGAAAATCTATTTTTATCAGGCTTTTCCTCAAACCTCTCATTACCCATGTAGTACATACGTTTATATTGATAACCACCTTCAAATCCCGAAATGAGATTTGTGCAAGTAGGACTTACAGTAATACAAGGTAAACCATCTGCCATTCTGTTAATTACAGACTCAACAGCTTCAACTCTTATTGTAATATCATTACTTGGAGCTGGGTAAGCTGATATTCCTGCAGCTCTTAGCATCATAAAAGGTGTATGCTCAGATACCTGTGCCATTTGATTGCCTGCTGGATCGCCAATAAACTTGAATGTTAAATTATCCCATTTGTTTTTAGATATTTCTCTTTTGAGTATTTCAGCAAATCTGATTGCTCCCATGTCTTTACCAATTATCTCATGGAAAACTATCCATCTTCCTGAGTGTAATTGCTGACAAAAGACAGCCGAGGGGGAACGACCAAAGTCAATGCCAACAATTACATCGTTTTGATCTGAAGGAAATAATGGGTCTTTAGCAACATGACTATCTCTCCTAAAAGTAGGATAAACTGGTTTGCCGTCCATTAATGCCTGATATTGATTTAATACATATACTTTTACCCAAGAGGGAGCTTTACCCAATATAATCTTGTCATAATATTGTTCTTGTAAATTCTCTCTGTTTTCTGATTTTAAATTAGGATCATATCCAGCTAAATTACCATGCTCATCTTTGGATTCAATCATTGCTCCAGGTTGAGAGAAGAAATTCCAATCATCAGGCTTAACCATTAATAATCGTTCTTCGGTTGTCATATATTCAGGAATAGGAACTTCTCCAGCAACTATTCCCCACCAATGATCTTCACTTGGAGCATTAGTGTCCATAATAACACCATACCAAGTTGGACCACCTTCACGCATTGAAGGGAATCTTCCTACCCTCATTGTGCAAGCGTCCACAATATTTTTATTTATTTCACGGGCTTCATTGACCCACACACCTGTTAATTCAAGAGATAATAATTTCTTAACATCTTCTGTCTTATCCAAAGCCAAAAATATGACTTCTAGTTCCACAGTAGTTTTATCTCCTAATGCAAAACAAATATTATGGGTATAAGGAGGAGACCAGATAAACCTACCTAAATCATCATCAAACCAATCTCTCCATGTTTTAATGGTTGTGGTTTTTAATTGAGGATTTGTATTTCTTATAACTGCCCAACGGCTTCTTCTGACATTCTGATCATTTGGCTTTTGAGCTACGGCTTTTCTCATTATTTCCATGCAACAAGTAACAGACTTGCCACTACCAACTGGACCTCTGATACCACGAACAAATGATCCATCTTTCATAAATGCCTTGGCTACTTGCCCAGGAGGTTTGTAATCTAGTTTCATGTTCTTATAAAATATCTTGTATTAGCACCACCTTGTTTGCTTGCTAATAAACTCCGTTTAGCTTTTGGGTCTAATGAAGTCGTGCTATCTGTCTTGTTTTCAACTGCAACTTGAGTATTGGTTGGAGTGTTATTTGAAGATTCAGAACCACTATCATTACTGGCTGTTTGTATCTGTGAAGATTTATAAGTTCCAGTAGCTGAATCAAAAGTAGCTCCTTGTGATCTGCCTATAGGATCATAGTCTGCATCTCCCCAGTAACCTCTGCCCATACCAGTTAAATCTTTACCAACTACACCACGATATGTTCCTTGCTCATCATAAACGGCATTACCACCAGCTCTTAATTGACTAGCTTGGTTTTTATAATTAATAGAGCTAATAGTATTCATGGCAACAGTTCCCATAGTAGGAATAGGAACATTGATTTCAGATTTACTTGCTCTACTTTCTAAATCTTTTGCTAAATTTATGTTTCTATTAACTGCATCATATTCTTTTTTATGCGAACCCATTTTATAGTCAGGAGTTTCGTTAGCCCATTTAGCTTTTGCAAATGCATCTTCTCTTTGCT